AGGGTCGCGTAATTCGGAATATAAGTCTTTAGGGCGTAGGCGTGTACCTACAACAAGTAACTTACCCCCGTCATTATCAATACGGGACATAACTTCTGATTGAATCCAGTCAATCTGTTTTTCATACTCATGGGCGTTAGTGTGGTCTACACAGTCATCCATGATGATTAAGTCTGCACGGGCACCGTAGATATGTCCACGAATACCGATAGCCTGAACTGTTGGGTCTTTTTCACCAGAGTCACGAGATTCTGATGATAGGTAAATTAGGTCCTGCTTCCACGAATCAGAGTTCTTTTCAAATCCGCCTGGAGGTCCAAAGGCGAGGTGTAAGTCCTGATAACGAGGATGGGTGAGTCTGTTCTTTATGGAGAGCAGGAATTTTTGTGCCATAGCCTGAGTCTTTGAAACAACCATAATGCGGATGTTTGGATTTTGGCATATCCGATAGACAGCATAGTTGACCGTAATGGTCGTGGACTTTGCGTGCTCAGGTGGTGTGTTAACTATGAGTAGGTCTTTATCCCCTGGCTCATAAATAATTGAAGGGTGAACATCGGTGGGTACCCTAGATTCTAATAAATCAATCCAATGGCGTTGATGTTCAAAAACTTGGACCCCTAGATACTTTTTGCTAAATTCTGGGAAAGCGGGTACTTCTTGGGTCGGACCGCCTATTTCGCCACGGGCGGTCAATGCACGCAGTTTGTCTATGCCTAAGGCAAAGTCAGGGTCAGTCTTACGGTAATACTCATAAGTCTTGACACTTCTGCCTACGGCATCCATGGCTTTTTGAACTGAGTAGCCTTGCATTAAAAAATCTATAATCTGCTTCTTTATGGCATCCGACTTATGGGATGCAGCAGTAACTCTTTTTCTTTCCATAGGCATAGTAGCAACGCGACATACTGGGAGCGTTGCAGTTTTCCTTTCCTAACCGAAGCCGAAGCCCCAAGGCGAAGGCGAAGGTTAGGGCTTAATATAGGGGGCAGCCTAAGGGCTGCCAGTGTGCTTGCTGTAGGGCGACCATTATTTTGCCCTACATATACTATTAGGTGTCCAGAGGACACTTTTTGGACACTTAAAGTAAAACTTTTTTTATTTATTTACTGCGCCACTATAAAAGCGCAGGTCAGAGCATGCTTTTGACCCCAGGGCTATCAAAGTTATGTGGGTAGATACACAGACACACAGACACACAGATATTTAAAAACCTGGGGTCAAAGTTTGCAGGCTGCTTTGCTCGTGTTTAAACGCTTGCTGCACGCTGCACTGGCTTTGAGCGCTAGGGCTTGGCAGCACTATGCGCTGGCTTGGCGCTGACTCGCTCCTCGCTCTCATATCCGCCCCGAGCCAGTAATCGCACCGCCTTGTTTAAACTGCAAGGCATCGCCCCGACTTAGCACTCTCACCTGCTGACTGCTAACTCGGAGGCATCGCAATGGCTCGTAAGTTACTCATCAGTAACACGCTAAAGTCAGTTGTTTAATATCACTTCAGAGCATCGCCACATTTGCACATCGCTAAAAGCAGTATAAATCAATGGTTTTAAAGCATTACTCGCCAGTAACATATTTATTCACCGCTTGCCACTGCATCAATAATCGGAGGCAATCCAACCAACCAACAATCGTTTAAATGCTCTAAAGTCAGTATTTTATACTGGTTTTAAAGGGTGCTTGTAATTCTGTTTAAACTCGTTTACCTTTATCCCAGTGGAACAATCCACTACCGACTGGAAAGGTAACAACATCATGAGAAATCGTGAGCAATGGTTAGCAGCGTTTGCATCTGCTGCAAAGCCTTCAATCGCTAGAAACATCAGCGGAGGAGGTGACGAGGAGGCAGCAATCCGCCTATCTTGTGGCTTCCCTCCAAAGACTGGTCGCAAGGCTGCACTGGCTGCAGTAGTGCCTCCAACCGCTTCACAGGACTTTACTGCCGAGATATTCGTATCTCCAACCGTTGACGATGCAGCCACCGTTGCAAAGTCAATTATTCCGCTGCTGCAGGTTGCTCAAGCAGGCAACTGGAGAAATGCAGCGCCAACCGTTGCAAAGCCACTGGACACAATTCCACAATGGGCACTGCCAATTCTTGAGCGCCTTGGCTCATATCCTCATGCTGCACTGGAAATCGCTGCAGCACCAAAGCAGACAACTCGGTTGGTTAAGGTTGCTTGTTTAAACGACAACTACATCGCCCGAGTTAGCAATTCAACGCTTGTTCAACTCGGTGCTCCAATCTGCCCAGCATGCAACATCGCAATGGTGCGTGCCTAATGACTACTTTCGGGCTTGAGTTTGAGGTTGCAGGTATCTCAACCAGTGCTGCATCTGCAGCGCTAAATCGCGGTGGTATTGAGTGCGTAGAGCCTAATCGCACTCATGAAACATGCGAATCTTGGAAATCAGTGTTTGACGGCTCAGTGCGAGGTGCCGAGGTTGTTTCTCCAATCCTTGGCAACGAGCGTTTAAACGAGGCTTCAACCGTTGCTCGCCTGCTGCTTTCAGCAGGTGGCAAGGTTGACCGCACCACTGGCTTCCATGTCCACATCGGTGCACAAAACATGAGCCCCGACCACATCGCCCAGTTTTATTTAAACTGGAATCTTGTGCACGAGGCAATCAACGCACTGGTTGCCCCTAGCCGTTTAAACAACTCATACTGCAAGGTGCCAAGCACCGAGCGCATCGCAACTAATGCCGAAAGAATCCGCAACGGTAACATCTCCGACCTAAATGGTGACCGTTACCAATCTTTCAATCTAATGAGTTACGAGCGCCATGGCACTCTTGAGATTAGAGTGCACCAAGGCACCCTCAATGGCACCAAGGCGGTGGCATGGGCTAAGTTTATTGATGCCTTCAAGGACTTAAGCGCCACGCAACTAATCACACTTGATGACCTTGGAATCCATGACCGTTTAAACAAGTGCGAATCCCTGCTAAACATCTTGATGCTGGCAGGCAATCTTGACCACAAAACTGGTCAATACCTCAAGGACAGAGCAGCCTCAATTCAGGGGTAATCTTGGCAGCCTGCCCCTAGTGGGCAAGCGAGGGTGCAATCCCCTCGGCAGGCACTGGTAACCAAAAGTTACCTAAGGTACCAAAGCGGTACCGTTTAAACGAAGGGACTGGAAATGAAATTGATATGGACTGAATTAAAAGCAGCCGATATTGAGTTCAGATATTACTGGACAAAAGAAAATGGTTGGGTTGAAAAACAAATCCCAAAGCAACCCATTTACATTTTAAAGGAGAGTGTTTAAACATGGATATGTCAATCTTTGATGGTCGCGCTCTACTACTGGTTGCACTAATCGCTGCAACATGGGCATGGTATTACCTCACCGAATAGGTGTGGTACAATTCACTCGTTAACTACTACAGACTGGAGATATAAATATGTGTGGAATCGCAGGCTTCTGCCTCAACCCAAAGCACAATCAGAATCAGACAGACCTAGCAGCACAGATGCTGCTGGATATTGAGCATCGTGGTCAAGATGCAACAGGTGCTGCATGGATTAACCCAACCTCGGGTAATCGTGTAATCAGCAAGGCACCAGTGGCTGCAACAAAGTTCATTGCAACCAACGCAGGCAAGCAGTTATGTTTAAACGCTACGACTGCTATCTTGCATACTCGCTGGGCTACGCAAGGTAAGCCAAGCGATAACAACAACAACCACCCAATTCCTCGTGGCAAAATTGTGCTCACTCACAATGGTCACATCAACAATGACGATGCGTTGTTTAAACAACTCAAGGTCAAGCGCCACGGGCAGGTTGACAGCGAGGCAGTCGCAGCATTGATTGCATTTACATCAGCGCCCATTGCCGAGGTGTTATCTCAGGTTCAAGGCACCGCAGCCTTGGCTTGGATTGAACAGGGCAAGGGCAACACGCTGCACTTGGCTCGTGTTAATTCATCACCGCTATGGATTGCACAAACTAAATCAGGTTCGCTGGTTTACGGTTCAACCGAGGAAACTATTGACAACGCAGCAGTCATGCTGGATTCCGAGATTGACTGGGTTTACTCAGCCAAAGAAGGCGAGTACTTCAAAGTTAAGAACGGTAAAATCATAGAGCACCTCAACTTCACACCATTTAAACAGGTGTACGAAAACAACTGGCGCTCAAAATACTGGGATAACTACGATGATTACAGTGAACACTCAAAGACATCTAGTTATTATGATTCACATTTATTCTAAGCAATAAAATAAATAGCCCCCGCAAACGCGGGGGTTATTTATTTGCCATCAGTCTGGCATCTTCAACTGTTTAAACGCCAATCTTCAAGCAGCCAGGTAGGTCTGGCACAATAACATGTTTAAACACATCACTTGACAACGCTGGTAGGATAGGTTTTACCAACCGCTGGTAGGTAAAACTGTTTAAACAAAAAAATAATTTAAAAAAGTTTCTGAATATCCTTGACTTTACCTAGTGCCTCCTGAATAATCGGACATGTAGCAACTGGGCTACAAAGAACAAAGGACTGGTATGTATCTAGGAACTGGCGACATCATCGCAACACTCATTGCAATAGTGGGTGCGCTAACCGTAATGGGATTAGCAATCAAACAAAACATCTCACTCAACAGTGAGAACACATGGCTACGCAACCGCAACAAGCAACTCAAGAAACAACTTGACGACCTTGCACCACTGCCTTGGTCAACACTGAAATCCAACAAGGAATCGGTGAACTAATGAGCAAGCCAACAACATATAACGGTTGGAAAAATCGCGACACATGGAACATTGCGTTGTGGATTAACAACGACTATGCCCTGTATTTATCGGCAACTTTATTTATGAAAGACTATAAGGGTGCTATGCCTTATCGTGATTGGATTAAGGTTGCAGGGCTAGAGAACAAGGCAACTATTGACGGTTGCAAGTACAACGCAAGCAACATTGCGTACTCTGAACTCAACGACATGATGAAAGGACTGGTGCTTTAATGAACGCACGCTGCTCTGATTGTGGCGAGGAGTATTCTTTATACGCCCTTGACCTTGACCTACACTGCGCTGATTGCATAGAGCAACGAGCGTTAGATGCCAAGGAACTGGTGAACTAATGAGTGCTAATACACAAACTAAATTGTATGCCAAGGCTAAACATGAGGCAATGTTATTACTCATTGCTAATCACGAGGAGGAGTATGAATCCATGTTTAAACAAATCAAAATTAAATATGGAATCAAACCACGACTCACAAAAGCAGAAAAGATTGCTTACTACAGAGAAGCAATCGCAATGCTAGAGAGAGGAGAGAACCATGAGTAAACACCCCGAGGTTAAAGGTGTTGTTTTATTTACCGATGGAACATACGAGGAGCGAGTGTTTAAACAACTCTCGGACTATCAAGATGCAGTGGGTGGGCTGATTGAAATAGTTAAACTCTTTGATGCTTTCGGTAATGACTTTGCCACTGCTTATGTAAATGAGGAGGGCTTGATGCTTGGGCTACCGCTCAATGGATTCGGTGGCTCTCTCTCTTTCATGCTGGGTAATAATCCAATGCTCGTTGGCAACATGATTGTGGTAGGCGTTGATGATGGTGAAGGATACGACACCAACATTGACGATGGCTTACTTAACTTTATTAAGAAAGTCTTACCTGAACACAAGGTGATTGCCGATGAACTTGTTTAAACACATACACCCGCACGCACGGATATGGGTAGTAACAGTGGTGGTACTTGGAATCTTTCTCGTGTTTAATCCACGAGTACAGATAACTGCACACGCGCCTAAGGGTGAAGTGGTTGCTTATTACGACAACGAGTACCAACGCTACGCAATCCAACAACTAATCCAACAAGACAAACTTGAGCAGTACCCCTGCCTCTTTGAATTGTGGACAAAGGAATCCAACTGGCGACCTGCTGCGTTAAACAAATCAAGCAAGGCAATGGGCATCGCACAACTCATGCCACAAACATGGGTCAATGTAAAAGTTAAGCCAACCAAAGATGGGTTTAAACAGGTTGATGCTGGACTGCTATACATAGATAGAAAATACGGAAAGACTGGTGGGATATGCAGAGCATACGCTCACCACTTAGCGAAAGGCTGGTATTAAAATGCACCAAGCATTGGTACAAGAATTAACCTATCACTTGATAGACCAACACATGACTTACTCAATAGAGGACTGCAAACCACCTACCCTGCGACCAGTATCCTGTCAGGTATTACTAAATACCTTACTTGATTACATGATAGGGGCAGGTTATGCGAGTCCATACAAATCAAATTAAGGTTGAGTACCACAAGGTACTTGAACAGAGAGAGGTTCGTAATAGGGGTAAGGGATTAACTGCGTTTAAACTGAGGTGGAATCCACAACTAACTGAACAGGCTGGTTGCAAAGGGTTAGACACTGAGGTTTTTTACCCCGAGAAAGACATCTTTACCCTTGAGGAGGAGAGGCTTATGGGTCGCATGTGTATTGAGTGTCCAGTAATGCTCATGTGTTTAGAGTGGGGCATAGCCCATGAACGCAGTGGAGTATGGGGTGGCACCACGCCATACCGTAGGCAACAAGTGCGCCGCGCCATGAACATACAGGCTACTGACCCTCGTGGCATAAGCCCAAGTATGTGATACAGTACGACTGCTCATCTGCCCTATGAAGGGGAAGCGTAGGATAGGTGAGCATAGAAAAGCCCCTCGGGTTCCAGTCCTTGAGGGGCTTCTCTATTTTACAAACTTAATTCTTTAGCAAGCATGAACACTTCATCAGATAAATCATCAAGCGTTCCATCATTATAGATAACATGTTTAAACATAAACATATCCATTGCATGCTCTGATGTATGTCCATTAACTGCAGCATGATTGTGTCTATTGATACGCCACACATCACCGCCTCTTTGTTGAATAGCAGTGGCTTCATTAGGAAAGCGCACATCAGAGAACACTACTCGTTCGTATTCTTCTGCTCGTTTAAATGCTTGGTCAATCCAAAAGGTTTCACCAAATAGATTGCGACCTACCTCAGTACCAAACACTTGAAGTAATCTGCGTACCTCAGGGTTAGCCTTGGCTACATCCCAACCATACTCATCTACTAAATCAGCAACACGATTGCCACCTTCAACTATTGGGTTGAGTGTATAGATTGCATCACGCATAGGTAATGCAAAAGATATACGCTTAAACCCATAGTTTAAACACAACAATTCAGCAACTGTATCTTTACCTGACTGTGCGTATCCACTCAAACCAATAATCATTTCTTTATGTATCCAATCTGCTTGCGTTTAAACCACATTATCTTATCTCCAGCCAGGTAGATGTAGTATCCGATATCGTTTAAACATATACCTATGTAGTACAACGGTAGTCCTATCCAGTTCCATGGTTTCATGCGTTGGTACTTGGGTCTAATCATTGTCGGGTTTCCTGTATCTGCGATTGTTCCATTGCGGTTGTTCTCCACCTAGTCTGTCTTGTAATTTGGTAAGCGCACGACTAACACGCTTACGCAAAGCATCCTCGGTTGCAGAGTATTCAATAGCGAGCGCATCAAAGTCCATGCCACCACCATCAAACCTGCGTTGAAGAAGCAACTTATCTTGTTCGTTTAAACGGTCAAGCGCACCTGATAAATCTGAAAGCATAGCCTCACGATTCATCCCCTCACTTGGCTTGCTTGACCTCTGAATAAAATCATCCTTAGGTGTGGCTGACTGTATCCACCTATCGTAAGCCCAAACATCTTTAAGTAACTCTTGAAGTATCTCATGTGTGTAATAGAAAGCATCGGAAGGTACGGACTTACTCTTGTATGCACGCTCCTTAGCAGCAAACTTCTGTGACTCATTATTAAATGTGCGTTTAAGTTTAAACACTAATGAGTCTTGACCTTCCCACTCCTCAATCTTGTGCCAATGTTCTACTGCCCAAAGACTTAGGTGTTGGAACACATCATCAGATGTCACAAGGTTTCGGTGTATACGCACGCATCGTGATGCTGATAGTCGGGCAACCTTGTATACGGTTTCCCATAGTAGTTGTTGTTCGTTATTCAACTGGCTCATTTTTTAACTTTCTCATAGCCATAAGTAAATCATCTACGGTTATCAAGTAACCCTTGCTTTTGTTCGGTGGTATGTCGCATGTAATCTCACGACCAAACTCTTTAATCGCATACAAGACATGCGTTGTAGGTACTATGAGTACGCCCTTCTCTAATACAAACGCCCAGTATGCAGCCTCAGTAACCATAACTCCTGATGGTTCCCAAGACTTAGACTTCATAAACCAACACTCAACTTCAATGTATAAGTTGTTGGTTACCCACCACTTTCTATCTCTCTTAACCTCAACTGTTTTGCCTTCGGTCAGTAGTTCCTCAACTAACTTCTCACCTTTTCTACCGTACCCAAAATCTAAATCAAACGCTGAGTTCTTTACCATGTTTAAACACCCGCTCGTTTACGCAATCCGTCTGCGCCTTCTGATAGGTAGACATCGTTTACATCCTGACCCTCAGGCATGAACACTGGGAATACATTGTCTAGTTCTCTACTTAAATGCTTAGCCATTTCACGACCAGCATTATCACCGTCACATAAAAGAATTACCTTTGCCCAGTCTGCAAGCACACGAGTATAAAAAGATTTCCAGTTGTTAGCCCCAGGCAAACCAACTGCATTGAACCCTGCTTGTGTAGCAACCACTGTATCTAATTCACCTTCACATATAGCAAGGCAATCAGAGTCTTGATTCAGTGCATTGATATTAAATATATGTGTAGTAGCCCCTGGTCTGCTTAGATATTTCGGACCACCATCACTGTTTAAACTACGAAAGCGTATGTCAATCACCCCTGATGGAGTGAGATAAGGTATTGCTAACTTACCAAGGTAAGGTTCGTGTCCAATCTCAGGCTCTTTTACGAAGCCGAGGCGAAATGTACGAGCGGTCTGTTCTGTGATACCTCTGCTCGTCAGATAAGGAACTATCTCCGCTAGGTTTTGTTCGTAATTCTCCGTGGCTCTCGCCAGTAATTCTCTCTGCGATTTGCTTAGCCTCATTAAACCCAACTCCTTCTCGTTTCATAATTAAGGAATACACATCACCAGCCATCTCACAACCAAAGCAACGGAACCCACCGTTGTCTATGTTTAAACGCGCTGACTTAACTCTATCACCATGGAAGGCGCAGCGTAGGGTGAACCACCCACGCCTGCCATGTGGAATCTCAAAGCCATAATGTTCAAGGACTTTAACGATGTCATGCTTAGAGTTTTGCAATGACATCTCCTAGTCTTTGAACAACATAAGCATCCTCAATTCCTTTATTAGATGCCTTAATAATTACCAATGGTGTCGGTGCAATCGCTAGGTTCTTAGCCTTGCGGTAGTTCTCTGCCTCAACATACGCCTCACGCAACCAACCTGATAGGTCAACCTTGCCATCCCTGCGTGGAGCCTTGGCTTCAACTACATAAATGTCATTGGTTGTTGGTAGAAATACATCACCAATATCATTACGACCAGCACGAGGTAAGCGTTGAGCGTTTAAACCTTGTTGCATAAACCAATCAGCAAGGTCAATCTCAAAGGCTGCACCCCTGCGTTTATTGCTCGCTTGTTGTGTTGCCATTTGTCTGCCTCTCTGCTGCTGCTGCAGCCTGCCAATACAGTGCATAATAATTCTCATCATAAGCAAACCTTTTCATGTGTTTAACCATTGCACCTGTGTGTGCATAGACATCAATGCCAGCCTTCTTTAAGTTACGGAAGAACACTATGTCCTCTCCAATAAACTTATCTCCTAGCCCTTCCTTCTCAGCAAAGACTGATTAGTCAGGTGAAATAGCACGCAACTTAGGAACAACACTGCGATGCATTAAGGTAAGACCCAAGCCAGCACAGTCAACCTTTACTACTTCATCTTTAGGTAGTGGGTGTAAGTACTTAATCTCATACTCACTCACCTCAGTAAACAAGGCAGGCATAGGTTGCATCAATGAAGATTCCATTTGCTTGGAGATAAAGTAAGTACCACATACAACTGGTTTGGTATTCTTATCGGCTATCTTCCATAGCATGGCAAGCACATCAGTGGTAAGCACAATGTCAGAGTCAACCCATAACAACCAGTCTGTCTTTACCTTGTCATACCACATGTCCATCAATGCTTGGCGCTGTCTGCCAATCTGATTTCCTTGAACACGAAGGGCATTGTTAATTGCCATCTTGTGTGTTGGTGCAGTCACGGTGGTGTACATAATACCTTCGGCAAACTTGCCATCTACCATACCGTTATCGCACCAACCAATAGATAATGTTTCTTGATTACTATTAGCCATTGTTTTCCTTTTCTGTTTCATCAAGAACTTGTAGGGCGTTCTCACCCATTTGTTTAAACGAGTTAGACATGTTGATTAACTGTTCAACTATGTCGTCAATACACTCACGCCCATGGTCCTCGTTTAAATGCTTTGCTAATTGAGTTACATAATCAGCAAACTGCATTGACTCCAACCATATTTGTTGAGGGTCATAAATCTTTTTAGCAACATCCTCCATCCGTTCTAGGACTTGAGGTATCTCACTCTTGAGTGTTTCCTTCACTTCCATCGGAAGGTTTAGTTTCTCCACTATCTGTTCCAGTTGGTGAGGCTGTATAGATAGAGCCAGTTCTAGTGTATTCTTCGTATTCTTCATCGGTGATGTCTTTAAACCGACCAGTTTCTTTATTCTGCCAAACAAGTGCCCTCCAACCAACGGTGTATACGAGTGACTTAGGCATCAGCATTAACTGTACCTTTATATCTGTAAGGAGTGGCTTAGTTTCTACCGTAATCTCATCCTTAACCCTTGCTGCTGGTATTTCTCCAGCGTTTTCAACTACTGTAAGTTCCCACTTATCCATGTAATCTCCTAATTAAATAACGACATTGCTTCATGCGATGCAACATCTAATACTTGCATTGATGCTGGTTCATAAGACAACCACACTGGTGTACCACCAGTTGCATCTGCAGGACCATAACGATTCTTAACTGCACACACACCCATTGTAGAAATTTGATTGTGAACAGTAAGTATTAAACTCGGAGTCTGAGCAACCTTTCCATGCAGTGCCTTTTGTGGAGGACATGGATTTCCAGGCACACCTTCGCTAGTGTGATGACACACAACAACGGCTGCTCCTGTTTCTCTAGCCCACCACTTAAGTTCTTTCATTAGTGTACGCAATCCGCCCCACTCATCAGCATTATCCATCGTTACATCTACTGCGTTATCTAATACAATTAAACGCACATCTTCACCTAAGCGTTCACGAGATGCAAGAACTGCATCTTCAATATCTTTAAGTGATGGTGATGAATCAAACTCCCACATAATATGGTCAGCAGGCTTAAGCATTTGTGCTGCCCAATCTCTATCTTGTTCCATCAATGGTTCAACATCTGACTGATGCTTGCCAGTTAGCAATGCAAGTAAACGAAGGCTCATTGTGTGTGAGTGTGTATCCGCAGAAATATAAAGCGTTGGAACTTTTGCACGGACTGCCAAGGACAGAGCAAGTGTTGACTTGCCTGCCCCTGGCGGTCCAGCAATCATGCTTACTTCGCCGTAACGGATTGCTATTTGTTGAGCAGCAAGGGAGTGCCATACAACAGGAAGTGTGGCACCTCCTTGTGATGCTGTTCTAATAGCACGGCTTAGTAGACGCATGTGTTATGCAGGTACCTTGTTATTGCAAGCCTGTCCCTGTGGTTTAGGGCAAGCATAGAAGCCCTTGTATGGGCGACCAGTTGCCTTAGCAATACCTGCTGGTACTAAACGCATTGGTCCTGAACCACATGTGCACTCAGGAATTGCACCTGCTGGCTTGTAACCAGCAACTGGTGTTGCATTAGGAAATGCTTGTGTAACTGCAGCGATTGCTGCTTGTTGTGTTGGTGTAGCCATAGATTCAACAGTCTGTTCAAGGTCAATTAAAACAGACATGCGTTGAGTAATTGCATCTAACAAACCATCAAGTTCAATAGCATCGTTGGCACGAAGGTTAATCAACATGCCATCACGCTTTGTCTTGAAGTTAATCTGTATTGCTGCTTCGGTTGTGCTCATTTATTTTCTCCTATTTGTATTTCAGGGTAGAGGTGAGAATCTTTACCGCCAACTGCGTAACATGCATTGTTAACAGAGCATGTGCCACACATAAATCCTACTGACGGAATAAAGATTTTGTTTTCCATAGCCAACTCAAAGCCTTTAGCCCATGAACCAAGGCGTGCCTCGGTATAACGGTCTAAGTTTTGTGGCTGTGTTAGTTCACCTGTTCGTGCCATAAAGTACGAGCCAAGTGTTGGTCTGATACCAAAGGTTTTTTCTACAAGAATTGCATAGATACCAAGTTGAGTAAGCGAGGCAGGTTCTTTAGAACTTGTTTTAATATCCACGATTATCAACTCACCAGTTGGTGCAACCATTAGTCGGTCAAGAAACGCCCTAATAGGCACGCCCCCAACTTCCTGATTAAGTTCTGTTTCAATGGCTGGTTCACCAGCAGGGGTGTCCCACATGGTGAAGCCACTGTCTTGACGAAACTGTGTCCAAAAGTTAATCATCTTTGGTCCGTTATCAAACCACCAAGCAGTATCTTCTTTGTTTGGATACGCTTTAGTAGCACGACCACCTGCTCGCCATAACATACCGTTGTCGGCATCTTTATAGTTTGCATCCCAAAAATGAGTAAAGGCTGCTATCTCAGAGAAGTCATCTTGGTTAGGTTGTCCATGATACAAACGGTCATAGTTCTCCGTTGCTTCATGTACTGCCTTTCCCCCCGCTAACCAATAAGATGGTGCCTCAGGAACACGCTGTATTCGTGAAAGGTAGAACTGCCACCCACAACTGAGCCATGTGTTTAGCGCAGAGTGACTAACATAATTCTTACCTGTTACTTGTTCAAGTGTCATGTATCTTCCTTTCAATAGGAGAGATTACTGCACAAAGTCTGCTCTATTATGCGACACGCCCAAGGTGAATTACAACCATGTAGTTTAAACTGTGGTTACACTGCTGTTCGTGCAGCGCAAGGGAGTAATAGCGAGGCTCCTCAAGAGCCGAGCGAAGCCTGCCATAGTTAACCTGCGTGGTATTCCTTCAAGCGTGTGTCTTAATTGTGGGCATCTTGTATTCCAAGTTGGATGCATGTTTGAAGATAACGATATAAGCCTATGGTTTACCGATGCTAAATGCGCTGACTGCGGAGCCTTGGTAACTGTACCTACACCAGTGGATAACAATGAAAATAATTCTAATTTTGATTGCGCTTAGTAGCCATTATGTTTTATACAAATTTGGTTTTAAGCGTGGAGTAATTCGTGAACAACAAGCAAGGCTTAAGCGTTTAAACGCATTAAGAAAAATAGTTAATACTCGTGAGTAGTTATGATTACAAATGTCCTACATGTGGGATTGTTTATACAGTAGAGCGCTCTATCCATGAAGAATCTATAGCACCCATGTGTACATGCCATACACAAATGGAGCGTGTATGGTCTGTACCCCCAGTAAAGTTTAATGCCAGTGGGTTTTACTCAACAGGAGGATAATTTCCTTGCCTAGGGAAAAGCAAAAAAGCCCCCCGCTAAAAAGCGAGGGGCTAATTTGTTTAAACTATTTAGTTTGAGCCACGACCAAATTCGGTGGCTGATGAGTCTAACGCCTTAAGTACAGGACCTGCAACGGCGGCAATGCCTGCTGTTGCTAGTGTCTTAAGGTCAGTTGTTCCTGCAAGATACAGAGCGATTACCGCTGCTGCACCAGCACGAAAGTAACTGATTGCGATTGCTTTAATTTTTTCCTTGTTCATTACTTACTCCATTTCGGTGTGCCAAAACCAACGATAAACGGCTTTAGTTTTTTCTTATTGTCTGAACGGTAGGCACGAATCTTTTGTGCTACTTCTCCACCGTTTCGTTCGCTGGCAGATTTCTTTTTATCACCAGATGTGTTGCCTTCAATAGTGGTAACCGTTCCGTCACCATTATCTTTAACAACAATTCCAACATGGTCAATAGGGTTACCGCCTTCGGCAAAATCAAAGAAGGCTAAGTCACCAGGTTTTGGCTTTGCAGTTTCTGCATTAGACCAAGCACCTGTACCCTTAAACTTCTCTGCTCCTAAAGTAGTAGAAACCACATTGGGAATCTTTAGATTTACTTGTGCTGCCACCCACATACAGAAACTTCCGCACCACGGTGCAAAGTTTGCTTTAGTGAAAGCACCATACTTTGTTTCATTATCTTTTGGACCTTCAACAGTTCCTAACTCAGCCTTTGCTGTTGCTAGGAAATCATCTACTTGACTCATGCATCATCCTTTGGGTTGCGTAACGGATATGTAACTGCCCATGCAATTAAAGTTCCAACGATTGCATAACCAACTACAGTTTTTGCTGAACCATCAAGGACTACCCATGCAATAAACATGCCAAGGAGAGTCCATAGTTGGTCAATCATGTCTTTAAATATCTTCAAGGCTTTCTCCTTCTTGATGATTTAGGTTTGTCATTACCTGCCATTGGTCCACCCGCTGGTGTACTTGGCGTTGAGGTTGGCACTCTTGTTGCTGCATTAGCAGCCATAGATGCTGCATTAACTGCAGCCTGTCCAGCAATAACAGAGGCAACAATAATTTTTTCTGATTCTTCTCGTTCTTCATCTGACATATCAGCACCAATATTTACAATGGCTGTAATGACTTGTCCTGGGTCATTAAAGATTGCACTTACTAATTCAGATGGAGATTCAAATATTTCTAATGCTGCAGCAACTACGGCTGTTACTACAACCTCATTGCCATTTTCATCAGTACGAACTTCTACTGGAGTTTCAGGTGGCAAGTCTGCATAAGTAAGACCTGCTTCTTCCATAGCCTCAGCAGTAATGGCTTCACCATTTGCCTCAGCAATTACATCTGCAACTGCTTCTTCAACTGTTGGAGGTGCTTCCTCTACTGGAGTAGGTGGCTCCTCTGCTTCAACAGGAGGGGCTTCTTCTTCCACAGGTGGAGTATCTTCCTCAACTGGTGGCTGTTCTTCCTCCACAGGGGCAGGCTCAGGCTCAGTAGGTGGTTCTTCAACTGGTGTTGGCGGTTCTTCCGCAGGTGTTGGGGGTTCTTCTGCTACTGTATCGTCAACTAAAGGGGGTTCTTGTGGAATTATTGGCGGCGATATTGGCTCTGGTGGCAATGGTGGAGCAACAGGTGGCTCTACTTCTGGCTCTAATGGTACGGTAGGTTCAGGCTCAACAGCAGGCAAGTTAATTAAATTACTACTTAAGACATAGGTTCCAACAGGTCTTTGTCCTGCAACTATAAAATCGTATGATGTAGCACGAATTGTATAACTACCAGTATCTAATATACCTGTAAGTTTAGATGCATAGTAATTAGTTTGAGAGTTATGATTACTGTCATCGTCTTGTCTAAGAACTACCTCACCTTGGCGTAATTGTATCCAAGAATCTACCCAAGCAACGCGCTCTGTAGTTACACCAGCGGGGGATAGTTCAAATCTAGGACCAGTAGTTGTTTCAATAAAGTATTCTGTAGGCGCAGTTACTTCTATTACTGTATCCACAAAAGTAGTTTCAGGGGTAAGGTTGATAATAATTTCATCAGCCTTGGCTGTAAGTGGGGTAAGTATGAAGATTAAACTAACTGCTACTACTGCGAGGGGGCGCAGTGATTTCAATTATTTCTCCAATAGTATTCTTACTATGTCGTCTACTCTTTTTTCTAAGCGGTCCACGGAATCACGGAGGCTTGACCCAGAATTAGGGCGAAGTTCTTGTAAATAATTTTTAACCATCCATCGCACTGTTGCTGCAAGGCTGCCTAAAATTGTTACAAGGGCTACTGCTAAAGCAGCCCAGTCTTGTGCTGTCATGTTTAAACAACCGTTCTTGCTATAAGTGTGATGATGCCACCGAAACCTGTGTAGTTACGGTTAGCAGGAGTTGAGCGGGTAAATGTAACTTGGTCAATGATTACTTCAAATGGTTCTCCACCTTGGTTAAAGTCTTGGAGAATAACTGTTTGTCCATTGGCTTCAATAGTTTCTAATGCGTTTAAACGCTCTCTTGAGTAGCCTTCATAACCAATCATGTTGCCTGTTTTGTCTGTTTCTTTGTCATAACAGAACAATGGAATCTGCAATACACGAGCACGAGTAGGTGTTGGTAAAGCCTTAACAGCAATACCTACTACTACTGGACCAGCGGTTGCATCAGTAGAGTTACGGGTAAGTATAAGTTTAAACGATGCATCTGGTCCTGCTACTGTGTATGTATCACCTAAGTCAATGTCAGCGGTAGTAGAATTGCCTTCATAAAGCGTAGTAATAACAGTGTCTGTTGTTGGACCAATTTTAAATATTTCAATATCACCGTCTGCTAAATCATCAGTAGTACGGATGCGGATACGCTTCCATGCTTTGTTTTCCATGGTGTCATAACGGATACGAGAACAACGAATCTGTCCTGATTCAACTAAATCTGTTGGGTGCTGCAGCCAAATACCTGAACCAGTAATTGCAAAAGCAACTTGGTTATTATCGCCAAAAATACGAACAGCATTTACAGCGCCAGTTATACCACTTGCAAATACATCTGTTGCACGAGCATATACACCACTGAAACTGGCTTGAGCAGGGTTACCAGATAGTGTAATTGGTTGAGCCAAGTTAATGCGTGTAGTGCCTGAGTTGGTATTGATTCCATTAGTGTTGGTAGCCCAGATGTAGGAGTCACGACCTTCAAAATCATAGACACCGTTTGCATTGGTAAACACAAGAGGTCCATATTGCATGTCACCGTTTTGGTCTAGTGTTGCAATGCGAGCGCCTTTGTTTGTACCAACCATAAGGTATGAGCCAAGGTATGTATACAGAGATAAAACAGTTTCGCCTCGTGGCAAAGTAGCAGCGGTAATAAGTGTGCCTAGCGCACCAGTATTATCTACTTGCAATTTAAAGATAGCAGAGTGGTCGCCAGCATAGCCACCCATGTAGATAGCATTAGTTCCTTCGGCTACTCCAGCCCACACCCAGTTTGTTGGCATAATGGTTGAGCCGTTAATTTGAGTTCCATGTGATGCTGCCATTGTCTTTTTAATATCACTCGCAGCACCAGCGCCTTTGTCTGGAAACAATAATTCGTAGGCTGCGTGGGTGCCATTGGTAAATCTAAATCCAGCAACAACGCGACTCTTTACATACCTAAGAGATACTTGCTCTAGTGTTAAACCATTGTATGTATATTGTTTATGTGTTGTTCCATCAGATAATTTAATGTCATACATACCAGCAGTTGTAGCCACATATAAGTATGTGCCATCAGATGTTGTACCAAGGATTGTTTCATTGCTAATAGAAGCAAAAGTAACAAGAGCAGTAGATGTACCACCGCTTGTAATTTTATAGATTGCGTTAGTTTGTGCTACTCGTGGTGCCATGTCAGAAGCCACAAGGAAAGCAACGCCAGAGGTATCAGCGCCTGTATCTACCTTGCATTTACCACTAAATGCTTGAACAAGTGTGGTCTTATTAAGTAGGCTTATCTCACCTGGTGTCCATATATCTATGCCGTATGAGTCGCGATAACGGAAGCGAACTTCTGCATCGCTACCTTCCATCGGTTCAGCAAATAAAACACCTTCGCCATAATGCCATGATGATTGTGAGCGAGTCCAATAGCCTGAACCACCAAGGGTGTGCTCGCCTGGGTCACGCATTTGGTCTACACGCTGAACACGAAACTCTGCAGTCTGTCGCTTGTAAGGAGTGCTATCTGTTACTGCCATAATAAATGGCAAGCCACCAATAGCCATATCAAAGGCGTTGCCGTTTAAATCATAGTATGTAGATAGGCGACCAGATAAATCAATTATCGTGCGCTCGGATATATCGGGGGAACGACTAACCACTGTATCTCCTTAAAGTATTAAGACATAAAAATATAAACAGTTTAGTAAACTTCGTAACCTGCTATATGGAACCTGACTGCTGTTGTAGATGCAGAAGCAGTAATTGCCTCAGTGTTAAAAATAATTTGGTCAGGAGTAATAAATGTTGTGGTGGCAGCAGCAACAGATAATGCCGATACCAGTGGCACTCCAGCCAAGTTAATTGTTGCAGTTATGGCAGCAGTGTTTGGATTTGTAATAGCAATGTTAGTTACACACACTGCCATATTTGCTGGTGATGCGTATAGTGTTGTACTAGAGGTTGCTGCTGCTCCTCTAAATAATGTTAATGAGGTATTATCAGCCATTTGAGTTTTCCTGTTCCTCTGTTGGTGCAACTTCTACTACTATTGGAGCAATAAATTTACCATCAACATAGGTGTATCCCACTGAGGGTACTGTATATTCAATACAGGTAAGACCTGTAACTTCTTCGGCTATGGCTAATGATTCTGCTACTATGCAGTTATCAACTACTCCATCTTTTATTACAGCAAATGTTGCCATTATCTATATTCCTTTCGTGACCAGAATTGTCGCTTATAAGAGTTAAAGAACAAAGTTCTTAACTTTTTAGTTATCTTTTCTTGCTCTTGTCGTTCTTTATCAGAACCTATTTCATGTTTCCATGACTCCCGTTTAAATGGTATGACCTGAGCCATTGGAGTTCCCGCTGGAATTATCCCTTCCCATTTAATATCATTTAATACAAATGGAAAATTAACTGGGGCTTTGTATGTATCAGTATCTA